CATTGATTGTGAAATTAACATTAGTTCCTAGATTTTGTAGTCTTTCATTAGATATAATTTCACCATCAGTATTAGGTACAAATAATTCTCTACCACGTTCTCCAACTAGATAAGCATTTGTTTGTGTAGTTCTTCCACCAGCAGCCCTTCTCAATACTGAACCACCTTCTGCTCTTTGTCCTCTAACTTGCCCACCTTCTGCCGCACCAAGTAATGCAAGTAATATTCTAAGACCAGCTTGTTTAGCTAATTCAGAAGTTTGTTTTTTCATAACTCCTAATTTTTTTTGTTCCATATCTACTGCTTTCTTAATCTCTATTCCAAATAGTTTTTCTAGTAATACTAAAAACGCTTTTTCTAATACCATTCTAATAACAGCCGCTAATGCTTCTACTAATGCTTGTCTTACAAGATTTCTTAATGCTTCTCCTAAATTCTTACCTAGAATAATTGATTCTGCTAATGCCTTTGATATACCAGCTATACCTTTAAATACTCCTTCAATAGCAAGTTCATATATATTGCTCATTTTCTTTTCCCATTCTGTCATTTGTTTAGAAACAACAGTATTTAATGCTTCCTCAATTTTATCTATTGTTGTTTTTACTTTTGTTAAACCATCATCTAATAAATCCAAACTATCATCTTGCATAAATGTAGTTTTTCTAGGAACTTCTGCGGTAGGTATTTTGCTTAAAGTATCTTTTCCTAATACATCTTCTAATGTACCATAAGAATCATTTAAAGCATTTATTCCATCTGTCCAATTTCTTGTATTTTTATCTGCATCTTTAATAGCTTTTGATACGTCATAAATTCCTTTAACAACTAATGCCACAGCCGCAGCACCTAAGAACAATGGATTGGCTAACATAGCTATATTTAATGATAACATAGCAATCCTTAAATCTTTTAAGAGTAATATAAGTTGTCCAAAAAATGAAAATATTTTAAGACCAATAATACCAATCAAAAGATTTTTAAAGATAGTGAAATTTTCTACTACGAATTTCATTGTATCACCAACAGTTTTTACTGCTTTACTTAAAACTCTACCTACTGATACACCAAATCTTTTTATTTCTTCTTTATTTGTTTTTGCAAATACTTGTAAATCACCTAACTGTCTTTTAAGTTCATCAAAAAAACCTGCTGCTACAGCAACTTGAAATGTAAAAAATGAATCTTTTATGTTTGATACAGTTCCGAATAAAGTTTTAGATAAATCTTCCATAAGATTTCCAAACTCACCGCCTTTTCCAAATGCTTTATTCATCATTTCTATTGTTTTTTTAGCATTAACACTTACACCAGCTTCAAAACCAGCCATACCAGCAACACCTCTTTCTTTAAGTGCTTCTGCTGCTGCGATACCCGCACTAAATGCTTTTTGTACTTGGAAAGCTGCAAATGCAAAATCACCACCCATTTGTGCAGCTACGTTACCTGTAATGGTTAATAATTGTTCAAAATCTACACCAGCTTCTTCTGCTTTTTTTCTTACAACTGCTAATGATGTTACACCTTGTTGGATATTTTTTAATTCAAATGGAGTAGTAGCGGCAAATTTAGTAACTTGTTCTAATGCTTTTTGACCAGCTTTAGCAGAACCGAATAATGTTTTTAATTGAACTGATAAGTTTTCTACTTGAATACCAGCATCTACAAAACCTTTTACAATAACAGCACCACCAATACCAACAAGAGCATTTCTAAGATTAAAAACAGACCTTTTAATTCTGTCTAATCTACCTTGAAACTGACTAAATGCTCGTTTAGTATTATCTACTGCGTCTAAGCGAATTTGAAGGCGTTCTGCTGCCACTTGCTAATTTCTCCTTATCTGCCTTCACTTTAAAATAAGCTAACCAGTAAGTAAATTCTTCTTCTGACATAGCCAATATTTCACCCATACTTTTTTTTAATCGTTCACCCAGAGCAAGTATGGTATATAACTCTTGGTCGTATCTTACTTTTTTTCAGCTTCCTCAAAAGGTATTGTGTTTAACATCTCTGTTGCTACTCTAGCAATAACTTCAGGATCAGCTTTATTTAATAATACCTGTTTATCATCTAATTTGAAAACTTTATTTCCACTTTCATCTCTAGCTTTCAACATTAAAGCATCTACAAGTACACTTAAATCGTCTTGTTTAGCACCTTTAAATAAGTTTCTTTTTTCTGCCATAGAAAATGGTGAACAATATATAACAAGGGGGTTGCCTTCCTCGCCCCATTCAGCGACTTCAATTTTCTTGATACCTTGTTTTTCAAAATGATCTTTTACTCTATCTATTACACTCATGCGTTAGCTTTCCTTATACAGTAGTTTCTGTTAATGATCCGTTTCCTTGAAACGATATTTCCATTTCTACCATTCCATCAAAAGATGAATTGATAGTTCTACCAGTTACGATAGCTGAACCTGTGTAGTAAGTGTCACCACTCGCTGCACCTTCAGGGTATACGTTTAAAGTGATTTCTGAACCAGCATCTAAGTTACCTTGTGCTGTGTCAGTTTCGTCAAAGAATAAAGACGCTGTACCTGTGAAAGATTTTAGACCAACTTTATATGATCTATCAGTATCACCCATAGCAGTATCTTCAATCGTTTCAGCAGTACTCTCTAAAGTAAATGATCTTAGTTCACCTAAAGCATCACTACCTATTTTGATAGTACCTTCTGAGCCAGTATGTGTTGCCATACGTTTCTCCTATTGTTAGTTGTTTATGGTGTACCAGCAGTATATTGGTACATAACTCGTACCACAACTCTGATTCCACCAACTGGGTAAAGAGTTCCTTCATCAGTAGATACTTCTACAATTTCAGTTCTCTTTGCATATCCACCTCTAGTCCTATCGGCTTCAAGAGTAGATTCTATCACCTCTATAAGTTGATTTCTTTTTGTGTCAATATTTGTATCAGTTCCTTTAACGAAACCAACGAGGATAAAATCGGCTGTTGCTTGTCTTGTTACAGTAGTTGATGTCATTGTTTCATCTGATCTAGTTTCATTACCAGATTGTATAAATACAGCTGGGTATTGTTGTTGAGTTAGTTCATCTACATTAAATGGTTCTCTAGTAATCTTTTTAAGTTCAATAGGAGATGTTACTGCGTCTAGCACAGTGATAATATTGTTAGCTATGTTTTCTCTATTACTCATCTTAATTTATTCTGTTTAAATAGTTCTTTAGCAAAAAAATCAATCAATGTCTTTTGTTCTTTGTTACCAATTAAAAAAAACTTTCTTTTATTTTGATTACCAACAGCTTTCATATTCTGGAACATATTAGCAAAGAATAATATCGCTTCTTTTGGACTAGCTTTTTGTGTCATATTAGATAACATTTGACCGCTAAAGTTTAAATCAGGAAACCTTGTTTGTCTGCCTTTTTCTCGCCTAAATGCTTTATACTCAGGTTTATATGGTCTAAAGTTTCTACCATCTGCATCTTTACCTTTTTGTGTTCTATTTCTAATAAGACCTAATAAAAATTCAGCAGTACGTCCTAATGCTATTTTAACTTGATTTGGTTGTTCTCTTAATTGTTGATTAAGCTTATGCCTTAATTTAACATCATCAATCTTTGGTGTAATCTTCATCTCACCAATCTAAGTCTATGATAAGGTTCTTTCTCGCTAGAAGTTATTGTACCAGAATTATCATCATCATATTCTACACCATCTCTTAGTACATTTTGAAACTCTTTTTCATATTCTGTTTGATAATATTTCTGCATCATTTGGAATCTATCTAAATTATCTGTTGAATTGAACTTAGTTAATAATGGACAAATATAATCTGCTATAACTTTAAATGCTGAACACTTAGTCCATTGTGCATCTGTTAATTTAGTTCCGTCCATTTCTATTGTTTCTAATACTGAAATATCTTCTTCAATGTTTCTTTGGTAAACTGGAAACCATTTAATTCTTAAATCTCTTTCAATGTCTTGTCTTGCTTTTGCATGGTAATCTATAGGTGATTCAAATGAAGATACACCAAATCCCAAGATGTCTGGTTGATAAACTGTTAAATCTGAATCTGAAGAAAAGTTAGCCATATAATCCTCTTATATGATCGTGGGGCTTTATTCAAGCCCCACTAATCTAGCAATTATTATAATGCTGCGTCTACTGTTAAAGCCACACCATAATCAGATTTGATTACGCCTTGACCTTTAGTAATAGAAGCTACGATTTCAGTTGCTCTTAGAGAAGCATCTCTTTGAGTTTCAATTTTGAAGTCTGACTTCATAGCCAAACCAACTGAAGCTGGGTGGAATACAGCACCTACTGAATCATCATAAGCATCAATAGAGATGTTAGAGTTTTCAAAGATTTGTACTCCAGCAACAGTACCAACGTAACCTGATCTTAACGCTTCGTTTCCTAAATCA